CGGTGAGGCGGTGGGCGACATGGTCGTACCCCATGGTCGCGCCGTCCGGGTAGGTGCGGGTGTGGGTGTCCGGGCTGTCGCTTGGCGCCTGGACGTTGTTGGAGTAGATCCCGCACAGGGCCACGGCGTCGGCCGGGTCGCCGCCTGGGGAAATCAGCAGGACCTGCTCGCCGGTGGTCGGCGGCCGCCAGTCGCGGGTGGTGCCGGCGGCGATCGCCAGCCAGGGGATCCAGTTGGTTTCCAGCTCGCCGCTGGCGACACGGCACAGAGCCGCCTGGTGGTCCACCGCAATGATGGTGCCCTTGCGCGCCAGGTTGAGAAGTAGCCGGAATAGTTCGTTCAGGTTCATTCCACGATGTTGCCCCTCACGCGCGCGTAGCGCATCAAGGCGGCGATGTGCCCGCAATGGGCACACCGGCAGGGGGTCGCAAGGTGGGTTGGCCCTGCAGAAAATGTAGGTGTTGCGCCGGCGTCGGCGCCGCTCAACCTGAATGGAATTATTGTGAACATTGCGAGCATCACCGAACCGGCGGTACCGGCCTACCCTTTCAACCAGCTGCACCAGGTCGATGCCCTGCAGCTGGCCACCAGCTTCCCCAATGCTTCTCTGGACATGCTGCTGACGGATCCGCCTTACTCGTCCGGCGGCCTGCACGTGGGCCAGCGCGCACAGACCACCAGCCAGAAATACATTTCCGGCAATGCGCAGTACCAGGACTTCACCTGTGACAACATGGACCAGCGGTCGTGGTCCTTCTGGTGTCATGCCTGGCTGTCCCAGGTGAATCGGGCTTTGAAGCCGGGCGGCGTGGTCGTGTGCTTCATCGACTGGCGGCAGCTGCCCACCCTGACCGATGTGGTGCAGGCGGCAGGCTTCATCCTGCGCGGGATTGCGGTGTGGGATAAGACGGCCGGCCGGTTCCGGCCGCGACGTAATGGCTTCGGCCAGCAAGCGGAGTTCATCGTGTGGGCCAGCAAGGGCAAGTTGCCGGAACGTGAGGTGTACTTGCCCGGGGTGTTCCAGGCAAAGCTGGGGATCCCGAAGCAACACCTGACGGAGAAGCCGATCGACATGGCTCGCCAGATCGTGCGCCTGGTGCCACCTGGTGGCGTGGTGGCGGATCTCTTCGCCGGGTGTGGGACGTTCCTGGTGGCCGCGAAGGAGGCAGGCCTGCAGTGGGTCGGCAGCGAGCTAGATGACCACTACCACCAGGTGGCCAGCGATCGCCTGGCCAGGACGGCGCCGGCGCCGCTGCAGGACCTGGCCGCCTGACCGTCGATCAGGGCGCCAGGCGCTCGATCAGCATGTCGCGGATCATGTCCCGGTCAGCCTGGCTCAGGCCCAGCAGCTGCCGGACCGGGTACAGGTACTTGGCGCCGCGGCCTACCTCTGACTCCATGCCGTCCTGGTGGACGCGCGCGATCCGCGCCACCCGGCCGGCCCAGCCGATCGTGAAGCCCTCGGCGTCCGTCTGGATCTTCATATGCTTGGCGGTGCGCAGCTTGGCAAACATGGCGCGGCGCTTGATGCGGCCGGTCTTCGCCCTCAACCTTCGCCCCTGGTTCTCCCTGGGCTTGCGCGCTTCAAATGCGCTGCCGTCCGGCGCGCGCTGCTCCTTGATGCGCTGCTGCTGACTGCGGCGCAGCGCGCGCGCAATGTCCATGGCCACGGCGCGGCGCGCGGCCGGGGCCATCCTGGCCAGGAGCGTCCCGGCCCAATTCTCCAGCGCTTCCAGGTCTTCCATGTCAGCGCATCCAGTCGGGCGCCGTCTCGACCACGTGCTGGATCTGGCGGGCGCCGGCGCCGTCCTTCGTGACCGTCACCGCTTCGGTCAGCGGAAGCTCGATCGACAGGTCGTAGCTGTCATGGTTCAGGTGGTCCACTTCAAAGCTGATGGTGTTGCGCTTTTCGTTGACCACCAGCAGCTCGGGCTGGTTCACCTGTGCCCACTCCAGCACGGCCACCATGATGGGATCCGCGCTGCCGGCCATGTCCGTCAACACCAGGTTGAGGGTGTAGGCGTACTCAAACGACAGGGACCCCGGGCCGTGAGACAGCACGCGGCCCTTGTCCACGAACACCAGGAGCTTGCCTGGGTCATCCTGCAGGGCGGGCACGGCCTTCTTGACCGCCTCGCGCAGCGTGCCCGGCTTAATCATGGCTGGCCCCCGTCGATTCCGCCCATGCCCCGGCCTGCCCGTTGATCGCTACTTGCTGGCGGGCGTAGAACTCACGCCAGCCGATGGCCTGCTCTCGCCAGGCGCGGCAGCTGGTGGCGTTGTGGACCTCGGCGCCGGCGACATGATCGAGCGAAACCCCGGCGGGTTCTCGGTCAGAATCGGCGGCGGGTCCGACAGCTTGACCTGCCCAGGCGGCGTCGAGCACGCGGATAAAGCCAGCGTTGACAGCAAAGCGGCCAGTATCGGCCGGCTGTACGTAATCGGGAATGCTGCTTTCAATTGTTGCTCCTTGAACATAAACGGTTTTGATCCGGTCGCGGTACTTCGTTTCCGTCACCGTCACCACCTTGGCCTGGCGTTCGACAATGCGGACAGCTTGGGCGGCCTGCTTGGCCTGGTAGTCGATCATGGCGTCGACGCCGCGGCGGGCCTCATGCACCCGGCCCAGGCCATAGACAGCCGCCAGCAGCGCGGCCGCGGCCATCCACTTCACGTATGCCGGCAGGACGACCCCGCGCAGGCCTGCCAGTCGGGCGGCCATCGCTTTCACGCCGCCACCTTTTCCATGTCGCTGTACTTGTCGTAAGCCCGGGCCAGCTTGGTGTCGTACAGATTGCGCGCGTATGCCGGGCCGTTGTAGCCCTTGGCGAAGGCCGCCCACTTGCGGGCCTTGAGGTGGCCGGCCAGGCCGAAGTGCTGGACATAGCGCACGAAGGCCTCCAGGTGGGCCGCCTCGTTCTCGTACATGCAGCGCACGAAGTCGATCACGCCCGGGTAGCCCAGATCCTCCGCGTGGTAGCCCATGACCTGGAAGGCGCCCCAGCTGGCCGCCTCGTAGGCCGCTTCCAGGTGGATCCGCTTGGCCTGCTCCAGGCGCGCGTACTCGGCGTCGCCGCCGCGGTAGCCGCCGGCCTCGGGGTTGCACAGGTTCGGATACTTGGCGGCGATCGGCGCCGGGTCGACGCCGTGCTTCTCCAGCTGCTGGTAGAACTTGTGACGCTCGAACAGGATCACCGGCCGGCCGTCCGGCAGGAAGCCCTCTCCGCGGGACTCCACCTCGTTGACCGCGCGCACGGTGGCCAGCGGCACGCCTAGCTGGTCGGCGGCGCGCACCAGGTCAGCATGCGACAGGTGCCGGGCCTGCGGAGATCCCACCAGGGCCATGAAGGACTTGGGGCCATAGACACCATCCACCACCAGGTTGTTGGCGGCCTGCAGGTTCATCACGGCGCGCTCGGTGGCGTCGTCGTACACGTTGGTCAGGGTCACCTGGTGACCCTCGCGCTGCAGGCGCTGCTGCAGCAGGCCGACGTCGTCGCCGCGGTCGCCCTCTTTCAAAAAAATCCTCATTTCTCACTCCAGAAAAGCCGCGCGACGTTGCCACGCATGCGAACGATGAACAGGGCCAGCAGCGCAGCGCGGCCGGCGTCGAAGATGCTGACTGCCTTGGCGTGCAGCAGCTGGTCGATGGCGGATCCGCCCAGGACGACCAGCAGCAGCCAGGCCAACAAGGAGACGTGTGTGCGGTGCCGCGCGCCGTCGCGGCGGTACATCAACAGGGCGGCGATCGCCACCATGTAGGCCGCCAGGGCGATCACGGCGGAAGGGTTCGGTACCACGTCAGTCTCCTTTCTTGCGGAACACCGACAGCGGGTCGAACGTCTTGAGGCGTTCCATCAGCTGCAGGGCGATCACGATGGCGCACGCGGCGCCGAAGAATGCGGCCACGCCGGTGGATCGAATCGGTGTCCAGGTCACGATGTCCTGGGCGCCCTGGTAGCCCGCGATCAGCGAGATCACCAGGTAGGCCGCGCGCTTGGCCAGCGTCAGGTCCTTGCTGCTGACCACCAGCAGCGTGGCGCCGGCAAAGGCGCCGATCAGGGCGTTGCCGTCCACCCCAGGGAAAAGGGCGGCCAGTCCGATGCCGGCAGAGGCAACGGCAACGGTGGATGGGATGGGTTCGGCCACGATGGCTCCTTTTCTAGTCCCACAGCTGCAGCAGCGTGGTGTCGGTCCGTTGGGTTGGGGCGTCCGGCAGGTCAACCTGCAGGCCGTGGGGGAGGACTGGACCGTGATCGGCCAGGCCCGGGTTTTTCTCGAGCACGGCTTCGACCAGGCCCTGGGTGCGGCCGTAGTGCCGGTAGCACAGCGCGTCCACGGTGTCGCCCTGGTGCGTGCGTACAAGCA